GTAGTTCTTTTGTTTGGTTGATATGATTCTTATATAGATGAACATCGCCAAATGAGATAATCAAATTCTCTGGTAACATATTTGTCAAATTGCCGAGTATTTCAGTGAACAACGCATAACTAGCAATGTTATAGGGAACTCCTAAAAAGATATCAGCACTTCTTTGGTATAAATGACAAGATAATCCATATTTAGGAACACCAACATTATTCATAAGATTCTCATAGTCCCTATCATATCCAAGTCCAAAATGAGTACCAAAATATTTCTGGACATACAGAACAGCGCGTTCACTGAAGGATAATTCTCTAACACCAAACTGAACAAATGCATGACAAGGCGCCAAAGCCATCTTACCTGATTCTACATTTTCTTGAGGCGTTAATTCTTCGCTTGGCAAATCAGCAACATTCCATGCTGATATAATATGACGACGACTGAATGGTCTTTCTTTAAGACCACGGATAAGATTTTCAATTTGGTCAATACCATCCATAGATTCTGTTGGCATATTTGGAATAGGAACGGCACCCCAGTTACGCCACTGTTTACCGTAGATTGGACCTAAGTCACCCGAAGGCGTTGACCATTCTTCCCAAATGGTTGGTTTATCATTACCATTCAATTTTCTTAAATCTTCATTGTTTGTATACCCATTCAGGAACCACAACAGTTCGTTTGAGATTGTCTTGAATGAAGTAAACTTGCCAGTAAGTAAAGGAAATCCAGATTGAAGATTGAATTTAAGTTGCTCGCCGAAAAGTGAAAGAGTGCCAACTCCTGTCCTATCATTAGTTGGATTACCAGTTTCCATGATTTTCTGAAGAAGATCGTAATATTGTTTCATCGCTTTACCTGTGCAAAATCTAAAAGTATTTGTACTTTTTCTACCGGAATAATTAAATCGCCATAGTCATCAGTATTGCCTGATGCTATTGCTTTTACGATTGGTTCCAAATCTATGTATCTTACCCAATAACCATCATCTGATTCTTCCATCAAATGGATACCCGCGTTTAACTTAAATCTTCTCATACTCCCTCGCCATATAGTTTTTTGATTTCATCGTACCGTGATAATGGCCACACAGCATCAAATTCATCATTATCAGTTTTGTTAAGACCAAATTTAAGTACCTCAGCGTAATATTTTCCTGCACGTTCATCCGGTACTTGTTCAGCAACTTCAATTGCCAATTCTGCATTAGTAAAAACTCCAACCACGTAAGAATGTCTTTCACGGTCACCAAATCGATAAGCAGTTACAACATATACATTAGCCATTATTTTTCTCCAAGTCTAAGTTCATTACCATCAACATCAAACCAACAAGTATCACTGTAATAAGGATCCAATTCTGCCGCGATGAACAAAGGTTCCCATCTTCCAGTATCATATGATAAAACTTTAACTTGTGCATCCTGAGGAAGAGTTTGTAGATACGGCCATAAATTCAGCAACAGTAGTCATTATTTTACTCCAAAATGGTTTCTAATTCTTTTTACACATTCATCCACAACAAATCCATCCACTGAACCATAGTGTTCAGTTCCTGTTACAGACAAGCATTGACCAATACATTCTTGAATAATCAATTCAGCAAACTTTTCAACGTCCCGAGTCAAGTTAGAAGTATTCCATCCGTCGTCATCGAGTAGTTTAACTTGGTAAGCAAGTTCTTTAATTTTATCTTTCATAATTTGGTTCCAATGGTTCTTTCAGCTTCAAGTTGGTTCAATTACATTCATCTTAGTTCTCCTAGCAATCATTAGAACATTTACGGATTTCTTCAAGTGTATAGACTCCGCCATTGACGATAACCATCAAGCCAATTTTAGTATTAAATACCTTGAAATATGAATGCTTAGTGGATTGATAGATGATTCCACTGGTAAGTACGGCGCCAATGAGTAATCCATATATTGCAAATAGGATATTGGTTTTGAAAGCAGGATTTGCTTTGGTGATTTTTGATAGCATGATTAAGTTCCTCGTCAAGTTAAGATGGTACTATTATATCATATAGTACCATCTTGTACACTATTATTTTAAAAATTCGTTGGTCCAAACATGTTTAATTTTCCACTTTTCTACTATTGGTTTACATAGATCATCAATATCGATGCACACATAAGCAACAGTTTTCTTAATGTTTGCAAATCTAACGGAACCGTCAGACATTGCTATTTCATACTTAAACCCGTTTTCAATGCCCCAAGTTCCTTGACCTTCTGCATCACCTGTACTAACTCTGTATTCAAAATTGGCAAGACCATTGTTGAATAATCCGCCATTAGTAATAGTGTTATTAAAATAAGCCATTATAAAATTCCTCTTCAATGATGATTACCATTATTGGTAATCTGAAACTATTATATCATGATTATCGAAATAGTACACTATTATTTTAGTATAAATACAATAATGGAACTGCATAGGGATATGCATGGACAAGGATGTTCAAACTAAATCTACGAATAACCCAACTTCTTCAAACATAGCTTTTGATTTAAGCCAAGAGTCATACCAATTTGGTTTAGACATTAGACATTCTTTACTTACGTAAATCTCACTAATTCCAACTTGAATAATTCCCTTGGCGCATTCAAGACATACTGGAAGTCCATACACATATATTGCTGCTCCATCTAATGATGTTCCTGTATATGAAGCATTATAGATTAGATTCTTTTCAGCATGTACAATATAGTCATACTTAATTTCACGATTTTCTAATCTCTCAATAGTATCAGATATTCCTCTTGGAAAACCATTGAACCCAGTAGCTAAGATTTGTTTTTTGCTTCCTACTGCAACCGCACCGACTTTAGTACTGGGGTCTTTGGACCATAAGGACACAGCTTTCGCCATGTCCATGAATCTATTATTCCATTTGTTTTCCATCATTATCTTCGTTCGTAAATATACACATCAGATCTTTCAGAGTGCTGAATTTTAACGTTATAGAACCATGTTGGTTGGTTATAATAGTAAGGAGCCGCGGGATTATCATGGCCTAGTCTACCACGAAGAACTACTCTTTGTTTGACTTTACGAAGATGGTTTGTTTCATTAATATATTGGCGTAACTGTTCAACAAATACTCGGTCAACTGGGTTGGTCATTTTGACAGTGGTAACATAATTTTTAGAAGATCTTGGATTGCTGCTCATAATATAAAATTCCTGTGTTAATTTATGATTACCATTATTAGTAACCTGAAGCTATTATATCATACTAATTATAAAAGTATACTATTATTTTATCAAATGGAAATGTTTTTCATAAACATGAAGCGATGTTGCATTCCAGATAATATCACCGATTTCGCATTGTACTCCACTCTCATTAAGACATTCATGCAATTCAGTATGGACGTGCTGTTGCCAATATAAGTCATTTTTATATCCAAAAATTGCATCATTTGACCGCATTTGTACAAATGCGTGAAGTTTATTATTTCTAATAAGATATTGAACTGTATTGGTGCAAATAAAATCAGACATTCCCACGGTTTCAAATTCGGCCCAAATAGAAGGCCGGGTATAAATCATTATTGCTCTTCTAGAGAATCTATTTCTTACTAATTCTTGAAGTACGTTCTGGAATTGATAATGGTTTTCTCTTGAATAAACACACCAACCATAATTAGAATTGATCATTCCATTTGCATCAGCAACCTGTTTCCACACTGCTGGAGTTTCACCTGGAATGTCATTAACGTTAAGAGACATGGATTTGTACCATTCTATTTCTCTTTTAGCATAGTCTTCATTAAGAGTTCCAAAGATAGTAGGTTCACTAGCAATAAATGATGTTCCGGCAATTTCAACCATTTTGCAACCGGTCTTGTCTATTACAAATTCGTCATTTTCCAATAGTGACTTAAATTCATTTCTAATATCTTTTACAGAGTATTGTTCCATTATTTGTTTACTCCAATAATATTGCCGCCAGTTTGTGTTCTGAATTTAGTAGGAATTAAGGCACGATTTTGTTGACCCGTCTTATTGAAAATATCTCTATCAGGTTGTTGACCATCGATTTCACCTCTCATGTATGAAACTAAGAATGATAAGTAATTGATTCCATCGATAGCAGAATCCTCGATTGATTCAAAATTGACAGATCCACCCGCTTCCATTGTTTCAATAACAGAAAACATTCGTAAGACTTTAGCATTAATAGTATCTAAAATACTATTGATTCCGTGAGGATAGTAATCTGCCTGTCTTACTCTTGATGCAGAATTCTGGTAATCATTACCTTTCTTAATTTGAAGAGCAATTGCTTCTTCTAATACTTCAACAGATTTACGTTTTGCTTCAGTCATATTCACTCCAGGGTTTTAATAATAATATTGTCATTATTGAATCGATGGTCATAATACCATCCTTCATTAAATTTTGATTGCTTGAAATTATCTGAGAATTTCTTTGCATTAATAATCATGTAAAAATCTATTAAGTAAGAATCAACATTAGTTGCCATTGTAGCAGTTACCAAATAGTCTAATGTTTGACAGTGCTTAAGAAATGTATTAATATTAGACTTTTGATATGTAAAATAGGAATTGTTAAAAGCATGTTTCTTTACTTCAAATTTCAAATCGTCCTTAATAACATCATATTTGTAAGACTCAGGATTAGTCTTATCGAATTTTAAAGGATTGCGTTGTCCGTCAATAACATTAGCAAGAGCATACTCGATAGCAGTATACGCGCAGTGTTCATACACTTGTTCAAATGATCTTTCCTTTCTCATGAAAGGTTTTTCAAAAATACTAGAAGCCATTAAATGTACATCATTATGAATAGTATCTTTGTCAATCTCAACTGTTCCAGCATCTTTTAGCATTAATGCTATTTTTCTAATCATATAATTCTCATAAATTAATATTATAACTTAATTTCTATATTTGTACACATTAGTTAATATTCCTATAAGCATATTCTATTGCTCTAGATGACTCGGTATGAAGAGGACGCTTAGAATAACAGTTAGAAGTGTTTCTGTCCAATTGACGGATTAATTCTTCCAATTGTACAGCATTCAATGGATACTTTCTTCTTATAGCATTACACGCAATACTTGTCATGATTTTATACATCATCGCATATCTTCCAGAACCATCGGTATGTGCTATAGAACTATACTCATGAATCATTTTTTTGTTTACGAACGGACAATCCTCATAAGAAGACCACGAATAATTCTTATGCGAGATTTCCTCAAGCATATCTGCTCTTTGAGCTAGTATCATTTTTTGAATATCTGACGGCATCTGTTCTAATATACTTAGAGGTCCTCGCGGTTGCTCATACTGATGATTGAACATTAATCTATCAGGGTCTATAATCTCACCAATATTAGTAAAGATAAAATTATAAGCATTAGGATAAATCGCAGGCACGTAATACATTCTGGAAAGATCCTTTGTTTGACCATCACCAAGATCGTCAAACTCTCTATTCAAGGCAAACCAAAAATGTTTTATCTTTTCCTTTTTCACAGAACCAGTTAATGGAAATACTAGTCTAAATTTAGGATGTTCTACCGTTGACCCTGATGTAGAATAGCATACAAAATAGGTCTTTCCATATTTCTCACTTAACTCTTCTTTAAGGTTTCCTTTAAAGACATGGTTATCAATATCAAGTGCAGCCCAACCAGACCATTCTACAACAGCATCATTAGAACGGGTTGTTCCTTCTCTATAAGAAGCTGGTGTGATTAAGGGAGAAGCCTTAACACCTTTAGGCGCTCTGAATTCTCCCTTTTTAAGTTTATAACCTGGAAGTTTTGACATGCCATATAGCATTTTCTCAAACGACTCCCAGGTGTTATGGCTTACTTGACGGTGAGTTTTGTTGTCGTATATCGATGCAAAGGCCGTCAGAGAATACATATCAATCCGCAAACACTATATCTAATAAACCAACATTATCTACATGTGATGGAGCAACCCAACCTTCTGGTTTAATTAGATCGGGTAATCCAAAAGGATTGGGTCTACCTTCCTTAATTCCTACTTCTTTAACAATATTAGCATCATACACTCTTTGCCAGGCTTTAACAGAGTCAACCTGGTACACATCTAAGGTACCTACTGCGAATACTATTAGATCTATTAAGGCATCTACCGCATCATCAGCATTTTCAGCATGTTTAAGTTCATCTAATTCTTCCTGCAAACACCCAATTCTAAAATCCAGAAATGCTGTTAATCTTTCTTTATCAAACTTATTAACTGTAGTGTTAACACCAAACTTGGTGTGCATGTCAGAAATATCTTTTACAAAATTTGTACTCATATTAAACTCCAAAAAAATTAATTATAATTCAAAATGCCACATTTGTAAACATTATTTCTTTTTGCTTCCGTCACCTCTAGCACCACAAATTGTACATGCCTTTGCAATACCCTTATCCTGAGTCCATACTCGTTGGCCTTTCCCATAAGTTTCAGTTTGGCATTTTGCAGCAGGTGTATTATCTGGGCAGTTGCAAGATTTGATCATTTTAAACTCCTAATAAGAATTGTGATAATTTGATTAATAAGACCTGAATGCTATCTAAGTGTTTTCTACTGTCTTTTGTTTCTGTACTCGTTTTTTTCCAGAGACTGGTGGGTTCGATTCTGACTTTGGGATTGGTGCTGGTTTGACCTCCTTATTCTTTACAGAATTTCTATATTCGGTTTCATCAATACCATGCGGCCAAATGAAGAATCCTGCATCGACTACTTTGTCTAGTGTAATGTTAGGATAGAGATCTGGTATAGTCTGGTCCTTAATAGCTAATACTAATTTTGATTCTAATGGATGTAATTCTTCTAAGAGTTGAATGAACAACTGTTCGCGTCTTAGTTTATTCAAATCTGCTCTCATGAATCTTTCAAACTTTTTAATCTCCATCCAGAGATTTGCCCTTGCCATACCGACAGGAGCAGCATCTTCTCTGTAAGGTGGAGTTCCTTCAGGCAAAAGCCACTTACCTTTTGGAATAAACCCATAACCAAATAGCATTTTAAGGCTTTCATTACTGAAATTCTGCTTTAATAATGTAAGAGTATCACCATCATTAAATCGTTGTAACATTTCTGGTACGCTTTCACGTTTATTCAATTCCATAATTTTCCTTTGTTGTTAGAAACTATCAATATCGTTTAGTAGTAGTCTCATTCTGTTTTTGACTAAGTAGTTAAATATTTCACTCTTATTACCTTTAGCAGGTTCATTAAAGGCCTTCAGTATAGACTCTTCAATATCTATTGGAATTTTATCAAATGAGATTAACAATTCATTTCGATGCCAATTTCTGATTTCGTCTTCCGTTTTGCAAGCTCCAATTCCATGTTTTATGAATTCTTCCAATCTAGGTTTAGTCATTGACTTTTGTCTAATCTTGTCAATAAAACTATTATCAACACTTAGTATATTGGGAATTCCGTCGCTAGCATCTCCCTTTGCAATATGTTCATTAATAAAGTCCAGTACCTTTGGAGGTTTCTCGACATACTTCTTAAACATTGGACTGTATTGTTTAATATTGGAATACTTATGCAATTGCTTAAAGTCCTTATCAGAACTTATAATAAGAGTTCTTTTAGGAATAGGTTCAATGCCTTCAGACATTAAATCATTAGTCTGAGTCCATTTTGATAGACAAGCAATAATGTCATCAGCTTCTGCTCTTTCAATCCTAATGACTTTATAAGGAAAATACTTTTGTAAGTCTTCTCTCGTTTCAGACAAAATCTCAAATACAAATTTCCAATCTAGTTTAGAATCGTCTCTAGCTTTTTTTCTTGCTGCTTTATAAGGAGCAAATTCAGATTTTCTCCAATAATTAAATCCGTCACATGCCAATACTACATCATTACCAAATTCAGATTCGAATTTTTTCTTATTGGAAAGGATACTAGTAAGAATTGCGTGTCTAATAATATCCTTATTCTTTTCTACATCATCTGAAGTGAGATCTTTTTCAAACATAAAGATAGATGCCAATGCCACTTGTGAATAGTCGATAATAATCAATATGTTCTCCAGTTATGAAAAGATTTTTAAAATAATAATATTAGCATTTGTTCTGCCATTTGGCTTCTGAGGACGAGTTGTTAATTCAGAAAATTTAATAGCAAAGTCCTTTTTATTTCCGATGAATTCCTTAATCACTTCAGGCTTTCTGATACTCTTGACCAATGAAGTTTCTACGTCAAATCCACTAATGGATGTTCCATGTACCGATAGCTTTTGGTCCTTTACTGCTTTATAATTAAACAGTTTACGATTAACAGTATCATATAGCCACACTTCCTGGCATTCTACTAACTTAATAGGATTTTCAGATTTGATATTAAGTTCTTCAAATTTTGGAAGATATTTAAGATTCTTTACTAATTCTCCAGGTGATTTCTGTTTAATCACTTTTGGCTTTCTGATGCTAACAACATGTTGAGAACACGATGATATTAAATCCTTTAGCATTTTTAAGAAATGTTTCAATTGTACCGTCTTGACATGCGAATATGCTTCATTTAATTGATCACAGGATCCTTCTAGTGCTTCTTCAATTTCCATTATTAGTGGCTTATATAAAGGAGGAACCTGTTTAGCAGCTGATCCACTAATAGTCTTTACCGAATTTTTGAATTCAAATGTTCTAGGATATCCAGATTTTATAAACTCATCTATCTCACCATCAATTTCACAAGCAAACTGAATTGCTTCTAATTTATTCTTATCAATAGTAACTATTGGTTTAGACTTAGGAGCAATGCCATTCTCTTTTATTTCTTTAGGAGTAGTAGCAATTTTTTCTAATTGAGAAATTCTATCGCTAATGAATTTTAATTCTTTGTCATCGAGATATTGTCCATTGTCTCTTAAGCGAATTAACACTCCTAGTTGTCTAAATAGAGAGTCGTCTAGGTTTGACAATAACAACCTTTGTTTCTTATCTTCAATTGATGCTAGAGTCCATTTCTTTTTGTCTATGTTTGATGCATAAACATTAAACCAATTTAAAGCATGCATCAAATCTAGTCTGTAATTCAGAAATGATATTTGTGGTTCTCCGACGCCTTTGAATTTTGCGTCTACTCTGTCTATAAGAGATCTACGTTTTAAGGCTTGTTTTTCAGCCTTTGACGATGAGGTTGGTTTTAGTGATATTGTCTTTCCCATGGTTGATCTCGGTAAGTTTAATAAAAGTCTATTATAACACATCCTTGTGTTATGTACACATTATTTTACAATAGATTCGTATAATAGTGCAAGCTCTTCTTGTTCGTTCTCAACTTCAGTATAATTCTGCTTATGGAATATTTGCGCCATTTTACGAAGAATTTTCTTGTCGATTTCAAAGTCTTCAGAAAGTGCTTGAATAGTTTCGTTAATAAGATCGCGTTCCGCTGAAATCCGAGTATATGAATTAGAAATTTCAGATAACATAGTACGGATTTTTTCTTGGTCTTTTGGATTTGAAATGGTTGTCATAATATATTCCTATTAGTCAGATGAGCAAGATGAAGATGAGTCAGAACATGAAGATGAATCAGAACTATAAGCACAATCATAAGAACTTGCATATGATGAACTGCTAATAATATCATTAGTGCTGTATGGATTGGGTACCACGGTTGAAACTATATTAGCATTAGTAACTATGTTAGAATGGTCAACCAAACTTGGAGTTGCTGGAAACGTGGTTACTGATTTTTTAAAATTCTCACTGAAAGCAATTTTAAGATTACGATTATCTACTTGAAGTCTTGTAAGTTGAATATCTAAATTGGATATTTTATCTTCTAACTCATTATTCTTACGTTTAAGATTATCAAACTTAACATGCAGATTAGCAAGGTTGTTTGCTAATTCTTGTATCTTTTTTTCGTTAGTAAACCAGACCATATTATAATCCTTTCAGTGTGTAGATAGTTAACCAGATTCCAGTAGCAATAGTAGCACCAGTTACCAAGTATAATAAAATCATTGTGGTTCTCCATTAATAAAATTTACATTAGCAAAATTGAATGAGCGCCATCCTTCATTCTCAATGTCGTATACTGCAATAGCATCAGTTGTTGATTCTTTACGTTCTTTCTGTTCAGTAGATTCACGAACCGGCAATTTGTCAGGATCCAATGTTCCTACCAATATTCTGTCGGTTCCATCCTTTTTCGTAAAGTTAATAGTAACTTCTGATATTTTTAATTGGTTAATCAAATCTTCTTTAGTCATTTTCATTCTCCATTTCACGTTTCAATAATTTAGTTAGAGACTTTTGGTCTCTCTTATAATCAGTTTTCAATCTAACAACTTTATGTCGATATTTTGGGTCTGACAATTCTGCCTTAACCCAGTTATGTTTATATTCGACTATTTCTTCCACCGCGTCCACCTGTTGGTTCTCCCATGAAAGTACATCTTTTGGTTTCTTCCTGTTAGCATCTTGTGCAATCTATTAGCATTCATAGTTCGTTTTGGAATCCTATCAACCCTATTACCAATCATTCTTAACAGTATATCAATTTTCTTCATTCATAACCGTAATGTAATAATCAGCCAATTGTAAAATCAAGTCTTTAGATTCATCTTCAGTAATGACAAGATAATCTTCAAAATCCAGACCATACAATCTTTCAATATCATCATAGTTGCCTATTGCATACTTTGAACTGGCATCAGAACATCCTTTCTTTTTAACGATGGTATCTAATCCATTTTCTCTTTTGACAACTTCGTGTTTTCCAAATGATTCACCTTCAGAAAATTCACCATAATGTTTCTGTATCATCATCAGAAAGATTGGAATATGTTTAAACTTAATTACGATAGCATCAGAGAATATGCCATCTTCTTTTCTGATTACAAGTTTTTTCTTTGTTCGTGTTTCATCGATAAAAATCATTTTAATTCCTCAGTTCAGTTAAGATGGTTCATTATAAACCATATTGTCAGATTGTCAACTATTATTTGATGTGGTCGATAGTATCAGCAGTATCGCGGTCAAAGCGAATTTCAAGAAAACGTGGTAAAAACAGTGACCAGGTATCAGAACCTTTCGATTTGATTTTGGCGTTGTATTTCACATCAATGATTTTACCAATGAAATCTGTTCGGAGTCTATCTTCATCAGTCAATCCTGAACCAACATTTACCATCAATTCGCCATCTTCAGATTCACAAATCAAAGAACCAATCTGACCTTCATATTTACCATTACCATGTTGAATACCTACTACGTGTAAGGATGCGGTTTCTTCACCTTTAAATTTAATCTGAGTTTGAGATCGTTTTGGTTCCCAGATGTTGTCAGTATTTTTAAGGATGATACCTTCATATCCTTTGGCATAATAATTTTCATAGACAATTTTAGCTTCATCTAAAGATCTGACCTCTATACTTGGAACTATATTGATTTTGCCGCGAAGATTCAGACTGATAAGACGATTATATCTGTGTACATAAATCATTGAATCTTTACCAGCAATCCAATTATCATACGAGATAATATCCCATACTGTCATAGTAACTAACTTAGCTTCTTCTTCGCTTATAGTACCTTTATTCGCTTTATTAAGAATGCCATTACCAGTTTGTCTATCGACTACCTTGCTATCTTTAGTAACCAACAGTTCACCATCAAAAACAACATCTAATCCACGAGCAGCATCAATGAATTCTTGTTCAAGATTACCAAGCAAATCAAAGGTTTTTCCATTGCGTGAATAGAAAGTTACTGTATTGTCTTTAACAACCACATTACATCGCAATCCGTCCATTTTTAATTGAGCCATAGCAGGGTATTTTATCTTTGCTAAAACTTTATCACTCAATGGAGAGCAAAGCATAACATCAAAGGTAGGAATTAAATCTTTCCATATTTTATTAACAGTAGGAATACCAATTCCGCAACCTAAATCTTTCTTAATGATGCATTCAATAACGAATGCATCTCTTGCAGAAACTGATGAAAGTATATTTGACAAAAATTCAATGGCTTTATTTCCAGTAACTTTTCTATCGGCTAAGTCATTTAGTTGTTCAAGAGCTTCTTTTAAGTCTAAATTTCCTGATGTAGAATACGCTGGAATTTTCCTTTGATAATAATTGATATGAGGAGCAAATGTTCTAGTAAGTACCGATTTCAAAAGGTCATTATTGACGTTTGCTTCTAAAATGGTTTCTTTTCCTAGTCGGGAATTGGTAGATCTTAACTGCTCAATAATAGAATAAATCATAATATTTTCCAAGTTGTTTAAAATTACATTATATCACAAATTTTGTTATTGTACACATTTTAAATCTTCAGGAATCTCTGGTGTTGTTTTGTATTCCCACCATTCCGAACCATCGTATTCACCTCGTTCCATCCATGAACCGTCATCAAACCATACTGTGCCATGTAAATGCTGGCCGCCATATCCATTGTTATAGTCAAAATCTAATTCTTCTAAAAATGACAAGAATTCATCCAATTCAAATCCTATTGGCAGAGAAGAATAGGCATGAGATGCCTTATAATGACTTTCGTATGTTACCCAAGCACACTTTAAAGATACCGAATGCTTTTTGGTAATATCATCAAGCGTGTTTACAAGTTCTTCTTTTGCATTTATCATTTAAGCCACCAATCTATAATCATCAATGTATTCGTCAGCACGATTCACTTCCAAATCATCTAAGTATGTTCCATCGAATTCTGTTCCAAATACCATTTCTTTGAAATTTTCCATAATAAATTTGGTGCAGAAGTCAGAGAAAGATAAGTCGTGATTTGAATATGTGTAATAGTGTTCAACACATCTTCTAATACGCGATGCTTCATTGTCAAGATCATCAAGATTTTTATATTCCACCTTATTTGATCTTGAAAAGGCAATAGTCTTGTATGCTTTTTCAAGTTCATACGGAGTGGTTTGACGCGTAGTCGGCATCGCAGATACAAATTTCTTTTCACCTTTTCTCATAGTATTCCACGCCTCGTGTTGGTGGTTTATGCTTCAATGCCGATACTGGCAAATTCAGCAATAACATCTTCTGAATATTTTTCAGAAGATAAGGTACCAATAATACTATTCTCTATATAAGAATCCAGCAAGTCCTGATTATCATAATCTTGGAAATCAAGACCATTCTCTATCATCGTTAGCCTGGCATTGTGTTCAGCGGCCATTACTATTAAAATGGCCTCGTTGTCTTTTAATGCTTTATAGTTTTTCATAATTAAATTCCTCATTGGTTATTTGGTATGAGTCTATTATATCAAGATTTCAATAATAGTACACTATTATTTTATTTAATTTCACATCTTTGTGATAAGATATCCATCTGTGCTTTGGTAAGATTCATACTTTTCAGAAGATTGCTGAATGAAGATTCATAATAACCAGTAACATAAGCATAGTTCACCGTTTTATCAATATTCCAACTAGCGTTTTGAGATGATTCTTTTGCATTTTCAAACAAAGTATCTAGAAGGGTTTGGATCTGTTGTTCTTTATTCATGTGTAATTCCTCATTGGTTATTTGGTATGAGTCTATTATATCAAGATTTCAATAATAGTACACTATTATTTTCACCGGACAATAAAAAGCCGGTATAATTACCGGCTAATTATAATAACTTATATTGAAAACTTAATTATTTTAATCTAGTATCGTTTTCGTGATTTTTGGCAAGTTTAGCCATTTTCTTATCAAATGCTTTTTGCTGAGGTGTTCTTGACATCTTTTTTAATTTTTCTGCAGCAAGTACTGCAGCAACTTCTTCAGGCGATAATTGAGAAACTGCATAAGCAAGTGCTTGCTTTGGCGACAATGTAGTTTGACGAGATTTAGGATCCCAAGTAAGTTCATCTTCTGATGAAGTTATAGGTAATTTTGCTTCAATAAGTTCTAATGCGAATTGATTAAAAGTTTTCATTTTTATTCCTAAGTTACGTTTAAAATATTTATTTGGTATGAGTCTATTATATCAAGATTTCAATAATAGTACACTTTTATTTATAAAAGAGTGTCAATAGATAAGAAACAAAAAGAAACCCAGACTGACTGGGCTATTTGTATACTAGGTAATGCACATTATTGATATTTGTTCTGTGTGAAAAAGTAAGCCCTAGTTTTAATGCTAATTTTATTGAAGCATGGTTAAGTTCATCTACATGATATATGATGGGACCATAGCGTTCCATGAACAGCTTACAAGCCTCATAAGCAATCCCCTTATTCCTATATTCTTTAAGAATGATAATTGAACCAATCTTATAATACTCAAAATCCTCAACTTCAAACTTCTGTTTTTCTTCTTCAGTAAATAGGGTTCTTGGAAATGATAATCCAACTGGAATGTTATTGTATTTGATAACAGTCATTGGCATTTGAGTTTCATCCAACAATCGTTCTAGTAATCTTTTCCTGAGTCTAAGTTCCAGAACTCTGTCTGGTATATATTGTATTCTATCAAACCAGTCTCTACCAGTAAATTCAGATTCAAAAAATTCTCTATAGATTGGTAGAAACTTCGGATCATAATCATAAGTAAATTCTATGGTTACCATAGGCTACTCCTCGATTTGCTTAGCTTCCTTACTTTTCCGAACGGTTTCTTCACTAAAGAAATCTGGGTGGTAGTTTCCATCCTTATCCAGAATCTTTGCTGTATAGAGCAACTCCATTCTTTGCTCCTTTGTTAAAGGGTTTTGTTCCTTTAATAGATTATTTATCACTAAATTAAAACCACAATTCAGTTTCTGCGGGCGTTATTTTTATACCTGATGCAATCAATACTTCTTGTTCCTTCATAGCACTATCCGCACTCATATCATCTATTCCTAACTGTATCATTTTTGACTGTCCATAGAAAAGAAATAAAGCATTAATGTCAAGAATAATATTAGCAGGCGTGAAGGATTTGGTCAAAATAAGTTTTATACTGCCGCTACCGCTTATTTTATATTGCGGATCATCAACAAATTTTATTGCAATCTTTTTATCTTTAGACCATGATGTATGTTTTGGTAAAGTTAATTTACCAGTCTTTTGGTAAGCAGTCAGTTCAGTTTGATTTAATACTAAACCTCGATATAATGATTTAGTATATGTTCTAAACATTGCAGGTATTTTTGTCTTATTAGTATTAAGAAATTTTGCATCTACTTGTTCACTCATATCTAACCATCTATCAAGATGCTTTATGAATTCCGGACTTTCATGGAACATTACTTTACCTCTTTAAATAAATTTTTTACATGATTACGATGAATCTTACCACCAACAAAGGCATTGTACCATTTGTCTGGTTGTATTAGTACTTCGTTTATGATCTGTTCTTTCATTTCAAGGTACGAACATTCACCCTTGGTTTGGCAGAAATGAATAATCTCACGAGTAAAATTTTCTTCACCTAATGTCTTAACATCGTGTTGCAATTCAATTGATGATGACCAGTATTTCATCCAGTCAGATTCAACCTTTGTCTTTACTCGTTTCTTTTTCTTTTCACCAGATTTCAGTACTACAGTCTTAATAGACGTTTTGGAAAACTTTGCTAATTTCTTGCCGATATACTGTCTACCATCAATCTTGTTAGATATCAAGTAGACAAAGCCTTCGCACTCTGGCAATTCGGTTACTAATTTTCCGTTATGAGTCCAACTCATTCGTCATCCGTGTCGTCTTCATCTCTAAAGATTGGACTTGCACAGATTGGGCAATAGATAATATCATTTTTCTCAACACCATCTGTTCGGATTGTTATAATCCCTTGTGTCTCGCATGAGTCACAGTCAAACATTTGTTTTGTCATTTTACTTTCCCTGTAGTCATACCGCACCAAGATTCTTTTTTCTCACCATGATATGAACGAGCATATCCGTTTTTTATTAGTTCTTCTGATAGAGATTTGCCATCAAGAATAACATCACCCAATACTCTACCACCGTATTTATCCCAATCCTTAATAGAAACCTGTTGGACTTTAGATTCTGCAACTAGGCGTTTAGTAAATTCCGACGCAGATTTACCTTTTTCTGCTTCACTTGGACACTTTGCACGGAATCCTTTTTCTGGGGTATCAACTCCTAATACGCGAATTGATAACACTGGCTTTAATGGTTTAGGCAAGAATTCAGCTTTGAATTCGACAGTATCACCGTCAATGACCCTAGTAATAGGATAGTTGTAAACCTCGGCCGAAACCGAGGTGCTGATTAATGTTAATAGTAATAATAATTTCTTCATATTATCCGTGACAGGCTACACATTCGCCTTTATTAGTTTGAACTCCGCTTTCAGATCTAATATAATAAAGACTCTTAATATAGGGATCTTTGAAAGCCATTTTATGTACTTCACTAATATACTGTTCAGTCTCATCTGAGCTAAAAAATAAATTAATGCTTTGCGCTTGATCTATATATCTCTGACGGCTTGATGCTAATCTAATAATATGCATTTGGTCAATTTCAAATGCAGTCTTAAATACTAGTTTCTCATGGTCATCTAACCATTCAACATGTTGTACCGAACCTTTCTTGTTGATAATATCCTTTACAGTATCATCAGAATAGACACCACGTTCTTTCATTAACTTTAATAGTGTTGGATTAACTCGGTCAATCTTTCCTGCTGCCGTATTTTGAACATATGCATTTTTATAAATTGGCTCTATGCCTTGACTAACAGAACCACAGATTAAAGCGGAACTGAGATTTGGCGCAACAGCAATTCTATGAGTGTTTCTAACTCCATAACCTTTGCACCATTCAGGTTCGCCAAATTGTGATGCCATCCATTGAGAAGCTTTTAATGATTCTTCATTGATATGTTTAAAGATTTCAGTATTCTTTAATTGGGCTTCAAACGATTCAAAAGCAATATTATTATCTTGAAGATACGTATGGAATCCTAATAAACCTAATCCAAGTGCTCTGCTTTTCTCTGCAAATCTAACAACCTTTTCCATTCCACGAGTGTTCTTTCCAATCTCTATTAGATCTTGGTTAACACAGTCAAGGAAAACTGTGGCATCAAATACTGCTGTTGTATTTTTCCATTCATCAAAAAGTGATGCATTCATTGATGATAATACGCAACTAAAAGTATGTTCGTCATCTGAGAATAATTGTATTTCCGAACAGAGATTGGAAGCTTTTACTGTAAGGCCCAAATCTTTATACATTGCAGGATTTTGTTCGTTAACTTTATCAATGAATTCAAAATAACCTTTTCCTGTAATCATTTTTAATTTCAATGCCTTTTGATATCTTTCAATAGCATCTTTATCTCCGGCATCTAATCTTTTAATAAAGTCATTACTAATATTCCAACCAATATTTGCATCATCTGGTTGTTTGTTAATATAATTGACTAGTTCATGGAAATCTGGATGGTCAATTTCTATATAACCTGCCCAAGCTCCGCGTCGTTGACTTCCTTGGCTAATGTCTCTTGACATTTGAACAAAGTCTTTGAATACTGGAAGAACTCCAGACGAACTTCCTTTTATTCCAGATATTTTAGATCCTCTTGGTCTGATGTCACCTAAATAACCAGAAGTTCCAAATCCATTTTTTGATAATACCGCAGCTTCCTTTTGTGATTCATAAAATGAATAGACAGAATCACTAATGAATCCGCCTGAGCATGATACAGGACATCCAATACCAGTTCCCATATTAGATAACACTGGTGTTGATGCTGCTAACCAACCATTCCATAATAAGTCAAAGAACTTTAATTCCCATGTTGCTGGATCATTAGTATATGTTGCCGCGTGTTTTGCTATTCTAGAATATACAGACTTCAAATCAGTATATTTGTTTGAAAGATAATTTTCTTTTAGCATTTGCCATGCGGCAGTAGTGCACCAATGGGGAAGAGAACCATTCTCTTGTAGTAGTTTACGTTCTTCACCTAATTCTTCATAGATTGATAATTCTCTTACCATTGAAATTTTCCTTCTGACCAATTGCGACTATAATCATTACCTTGACTTGAAAAGAAGTCATGTAAAGTTGAGCTTTCAATATCTTTATAGAACCAGGTTTTAATTGGGTTATAAGACGGTTTAAATATTCCACTATATGAAAGATTTTCTAGACATATATCTAATCTAGATTCAACAAAGTTTTTTAATTGGGTGTTTGTTATTCCCTTAATATGGCCCTTCTCAAAAATTTTATCAATAATAATTGATTCGTGCTCTAGAATAACTCTTGCGGTTTCTATCAATTCTTCTTTGAGGCCAACTAACTCAATAGAGGTCAATTGTTCATCGGCGAAAGCTTCTGACTTTAATGTTCTGAATAACCATGCGCCTGCTTGTGAGTGTAAGGTTTCATCAATTGCTGAAAAATTTATTCCAGCATTTATATTGATGAGTTTATTTTTTCCTGCCGAGTTGAAATGTTTAAGAAATGCAAATGAACTATAAAGAATAGCTCCTTCAATCATTGAAAACACTCCAACCGATTTTAGGACATTGTACACAGAATCTTTTTTAGTAGTTCTTTTTGCAATCCAATTCATTCTATTGGCTAGTACTTCATCTTCTTTGTAAGAGTTATAAAAGTCAACATTATCTAATCCAAGAACTTCGTTGATTTTATTATAGAATGGAGCGTGTACTCCTAATTCCATAAACGAGAAGGTAGAGGCCATTCTTTGAATATCTGGTCTAGGAAAGACTTTACTGACATAATTTTGCCAGTAATCATTACCAACATTTAATTCATATAGAGTGAATAATTTCAGTGTTGATATTACGCCGTGATACTCTGATTCTGTGCAATTCGTCTTCAGATCATGAAGATCCTTTTCTACTTCTATTTCATCTGGAAACCAAATTATTGATGCCTGTTGTTCTGAAAATTCTATAGCAGTTGGATAATCAGTAATATATTCACTCTTTGGGCTTAAGATTCTAATAGCCATGTATTCCCCTGTGTGTCATGCGATTCCTTACAATATGTAAATTATGTATGTTATTACTATGGAAGTAATTAATGGAATTAATAGTTGATGCAACAAAAGTTTCATTTTACTCCGAACATTGATAAATCTGGTGAGATTGAGGATCCTTCTTTATAATTTTCCATTTCATATTTTGTATGCAAATTAGAATCCAAATCTTTAATGAATTCAGAAATAGATTTAGAAATTCCGCAGTTAAAACACTTATAAAGAAATTTGTGGTGTTTCATGTATATATTTCCGCGGGTCTTCTTTGGATTCTTTACAGAATCACCACAATAATTGCAAGAGAATCTCCAAGCAGAATCATTAACTTGTTTAAAATTTCTAAGTCTCGATGATCCCAATAGGATATATTTTTTATCGGTTTTTATCATAATGAATTTTCCAATTTTGTCAATTCTTCAATACTATTAAACGACTTTGTTGGGTACTCAGTAATATAACAATTTGCTGGGTAATTAATATTTCTTAAATAATGAAGAATATGTAAGAAATTTAATTCTTTTGATTGAGTAATGTATTGTCCATTTTTCCATAACACTTCATGCATTTTTTGAAGACTATCATATATTACATCGTTATTGATATAGAATATAGACTGATCGTGGAATCCTTCCAAATGAGTTTCTCCAAGTTTAGAGAAGTCTGCTGATAATGCGTTCATATTAGAATCAGTCAATATAGTAACGTAAGGATTCTTTTCAGTACATACCGGAATTACTGCGCTTGAAAAGTTATTACCAGTAGAACTTCCAACATCTTTCAATTCTTTGAATATCATTGGACTATCAATATAAACATCGCCCCATACCAATATAGAATTGTTATATTGATGAGCATTCTTATACATGGAAAGAATTGCATGTCCATCTCCTAGTCCCGAATTTATAGGAATTAGATTTATTTTAATATCAAATTCACTATTATCCAAAAATTCTTTAAAACTTTTTACTGCAGAATCTTTAATTACTAAATCTATAGAGTCAAATACTTCGGACTCTATAGCATTAGTAATAATTCTTTTTAAATTAGGAACTCCATTTACTGGATATAATACTTTTGGAACATTAATGTTTCCCATTCTTTTGCCGTTTCCAGCAGCTATAATAATTAAATTAATCATCTTTTCCCAATAGAATTGCTAAGTACATGTTAGTATCTTTGACATCTTTAACTGGTATAAAATTGCAATGTCCACATTGTGATATTTGGTGGTCATTGCCAGATTCACCTTCATCACCAATATAAGTAAAATCATTAACGAATAGAGTTTCTGTTGCTAAAATTTTATCCAAGTTTGGTTTTGTAATGTCAATCGTTGTTCTTCCAGACATTCTAATTAATAGATCGTATTTGCTTAGTTTAGATTCTAATAATAATTTAATGCTATGTCTGTATTCAGGAGATATTGGTTTGATAGAAATCATTACCTTTCCACGTATTTGGATTTTAGTAATATCAATTCCACAGTCTACAATATCTGCCGTAATATATTCTATATCATTTTTAGAGAAAAGTAAATCATTATCTAGGCATTTTTCGAATTGCGGAATTCCTTCTTTATTAAATTTGTATAGATTAACACCACCATCTGCTAATGCTTTAATATTAGAAAAATTTCCATGCAAAGCATTGATAGTATTTCCAGTAGATATCCAAACATTATTAGTCTTATTATAAAGTTCTTGAACTCTTTTGACATTGGATTTAGATACTTTAGAGTGCTGCGAGCCTCTAGCAACAATAGTATCATCATAATCGAAAACGTATTGGTCACTAATCTTTGGGTAATTATAATAGTGGTCAAAAATAGTTTTTACCAATGCCTTCCCGTCGTGTTTACCCTGATTAAGTAAGAAAGCTGAGATTTTTTGATACGAATCAGGAATTAATAAAGGGTCACCGTCTAAAGCAGAAATGATAGTAGTATCTTTTGGTAAATAACCCATAAGAATATTAATCAATTCGTCACCAGATACACCTTTCATATCAGCATCTTGACTAGCATTAAGAATTAAATATTTCTTTGCTTTCGATTCTGATATAGTTTCAGAGAATCCTATGGATTTATATGTCGGAATAAGAGATGACCATTGAGTCCCGGATGAAAAAATTATAATGTCTGCTGATAATATTACAGATTTCGAAAGTTCTGATAATTCTGGAATTACTGGCTTATTATGGTTATCAACAAAGAAACAATCTACGATTTTATCATCAGGATTATTCCATGATACTATATCAGCTTCGTCATGTATAATATAACCAGATTGGGTTTTAGCCATAAGATACATCGGAGAATCAGTATTAGAAATTACACTATTCTCTGGAATGTCTAATATTCCTTCAAATACTTTTCCTGCAGAATCCAATGAATAGTTATGTTTCTTTGCTATTCCAGAATAAATGATATTAGAAATTGAAAAGTCAATATAATCTATCTGTGATGATAACTGGCTATCAAAGAATTGATTCACTCCAGAAGCTAATACACCTCTATAAAACATATCAATGTCTAGTTTATGGATTCTGTCTAAAAGCACCGATTGAACTTCATCGGCAGAAATAGTTATTCTGTCATTTAGGAATTCATACAATTTTTCTGATATACTATTTTCCAGTTTTGCTCTTAGCATTTGATTCTTTCTTAAATCGGACGGACCCATAATTTTTCCATCCATAACTTTTCTGCATTCTCCAGTAGAAAGACCGTTATCCGCTAAGTTTGTAATGACCGTATAGTCTAATACATCTTTACCAAATGTTTCATATAGACCTTTCTGTAATTGAACTGAACCAGTGCCACCTGAAAATATTACGATTTTCATAATATACCCTTATTTTTTTCTGCAATAAAAATATAACATTCTGCAATCTTTGGATTTAGAAATGCTATCGTACTTGCCGCGAATCCTTGCGAAATCCCTTTTAATTGGTTATATAGAGCCATATTGTTAGAACTCAAATGCTTTTTAAAATATCTGGCTTTACCTAACCACCCATTGACTCTTCTGATACTTAATCCATTAGTGGTTATCATATCATGCATTTCGTCCAAAGTAAACTCTTGAATGTGATTCTCTGGCCATACAAATTCTTGACCTTCGTCCTTTTTTGGATTAGGAGATGATATGACAATAAATCCTCTATCTGATACCAATTCAGATGCTTCTTTTATAAGTTTCAATGCAGTTTCTTTTGGAATATGTTCTAGAATTTCCTGCAACAGAATTACGTCATATTTGTCGTGATGCTTAATGTCATGAAATGAAGTAGTATTTAGATCACAGTGAATGACTTTGTATTTGTTGACAGATTCTCTTCCAGTTGGTGAATTTGCTTCATCTACAACAGATTGTTCATATTCTAAACCCAAGTAATCCACTCTGGGACGCAATAAACTTTCAAAACTTTTAGACCAAAATTGATAGAATGTTTTATTACCACACCCAACATCTAATATAGTAACATAATCTTCAGTATTTTTTCTTTTGATTTTGGTAATTTCTGTGCATGTTGAAGTATATCTGCTAATGAATGCAATATGCCATGCACTGGAAAATTTTATTTTACCAAGGAATCCATTTTTAAAAAATACTGCTGAACTGTCATCAAATACGTCTTTTTCTTGTTCCATATTATACCTCCAAAAGTTTTACAAAGTTTAAACAATATTCTGATTTATTAAAATCTACACATGAATGTTGAAGTTCTATTAGTGATTCGTAATCAGAATCTGACAATGATTTTAATCTATCTGCAAATTGATTTCTGTCATTGATATATAGCAAATTGGAAAGTTCAGTATTGTTTCCAAAAATTCTTTTATTCTTATCAAATTCATTATCAATGAATAATAAAGTTCCCGCCATAATAGATTCATATACTCTTTGAGAGATCATTTCAAAATCTGGGTATTGATTATCACCAATAGCAATATGGGTTTTAGAAGAAGACATTTTCTGAATCATATTATTATAATCGACTGGAGGAAGAAACTTTGGCGGACGTAATCCGGTTACTTTTTTCTCATTAAAGTCCGTAATTTTAATTTTACCGAATACTTCTACCGAAATATCTTCTGGGAGTCCAAAATAGAATTCTATTAATTTCTTTTCTCTTCTACCAGATCTAAAGGTTCCTCCATAAGACAAATCAACAGTCTTTCCTAGAATAGAAGTTTCTCTTGGTTTCATCATTGGGAATTTTTGGAAATCATATTGCACAATAGATTCTACAGGATATCCATTTTTCTCAAATAGTGCTTTATTTTTTTCTAAATTGTATGATTGCGAAATCACATTAATAGGCTTTGTAATATTAATATCTTCCTTATTCCAATTTGAAGCCCAGGGTTTCTTCTCAATAGAAGGCCAAATTTGTTTTAGAGATAAATTCGGGTCACAGTACAAGTAAATGATTTTTCCATTAAAGTTGTTTATTGCTTTATAATTAAGAATCTGTGGTCTGTCTTCTTGGCCACCAAAGAAATTAACAGCGCCATTAATGACTACTAATGCATCGTATACATTACTGGTAATATTCTCATAATGGTCTTCAATATTAAGCACGTTGACTGATCTGTTTTGTTGATCTGAAGACAATACCTTAGTATAACAGTCAACTTCACATCCACCTTCAACCATCATTTCTATTAAAGAAGCAGCTTCACCTGATCCTCCGCTTGATCCAACCTTTTGGCCAAAAACAATTCTTGCGCCTAATTTCAATACTGCTAATTTCATAGATCACCTTTTGTAGTAGAATAAAGATTATATTATATCATATTTTTGATATTTGTACACACTATTTAGCAAATTTTACTCGTGACACAGCATCACCTATAAAGTGATAACTGTTGAATTATTTTAGGGAATAATGTTTACTTTTGACTGGGTTTGATGTATAATAAATTAACTGGTCTTATCAATACTAATTTATTATTATTTGAATAGTTTCAATATATCTGAATGGTCAATAAGGTATCCAATTACTATACTGCCACCAACTACTAACCACTTCCAAGTTTCTAATGCATTCAACCTTTCAGAAATATCTTCTCTATATTCATCTGATTTTTCTTCATGTTCTTTAAGTTTAGATTCAATACGAAATTCCATATCATCTAACTTATCCACAATCTCTTTAGTAGTTTCTTCCATTTTCTTGTATAGATCCTTGACATCAGTTGTAGTTTCTTTATTATTATTCTCAAGATTGTTTAGTCTGTTGTCGTGTACTATTAATAATCTTGATACTTCTGACGATGCTTTAGCAATTTCTGCAACTGTATTATCTATCTTGTAAACTACATTCTGCAGAACAGCTACTTCAGTTACAAGTTTATTAAGGTCATTACATGGTGAATTATGGTCACTCATTGTTCAAATCCTTTTGTTTTCTAATCCAATCTTGGAGTGATTTAAGTTGTTCTACTACTTGATAGTACGTACCGTAGTTTCCACTGACGGATTCAACAAGGGTAGAGAGTTTAACATCGGAGGGTCCTTCATAAGAAGTTCTGGAGGATTCGGGAACTTTGTTTTCTGCGGCAGCGTTGAGCAACTCGATAGCACCAGTATTGATACTACACTTAGCATCAGATTCTTTGGTAATATATTCAGGAACTTTCTTAATGATAACATGAGTTTTGCCTTCCACTATTTTGACTTTTTCTATATATTCAGTAACAACTTTTGTCGTCACTTCAGCAGTTTTGGTTTCTAGTTGTGCAATCTGGATTTGCATATCTTTAACTTTTACTTGCCAGTTTGCTTCGTTTACCGAAACTCCTATAGCAAATGAATTCAGGCATAGTAACATGCCTAACCCAGAATACAGAGCCATCTTGTAATGAGCAGGAATTGGTATCAATACACCTAGAACAAGTCCTAAGAATGAGATGCCACTAAGAAGGTAGGTTAACCACTCAGGAATTAGATTCAGTAGGAACATTAGCTTTTCTCTTAATGACTTTCTTTTGGCCTAATTTGAATTCGGGATTAGCAACACCTGAAGTATTATTAGCAGGAAGTACTCCACCTTCTTCATCGAGGAATTTCTTAACGAGGATTTCTTCTTCAACCAATATGATATTCTTTTGGTCAATGGTTTCAAGTAATGTAGTAAATCTTGATTCTAAATTTGAATCGTCATTATGTTGGTATGATTCTTTGATTAGGAAATAAGCAGCAATAAGATTCTTGGTGTATTTGTCTCCACCTGGTAACTTATTGAGTAATCTTTTAAGATTGAATACTAGACGTTGAAGATACGTGTAAGCATCCTTTTCTTCTGGAGTAGTGAGTTGATTTTGCTTTTTGAGGATTTTACCCTTAGCATCTATAATACCCAACTTGAATGCATCTGATTCTTCAAATGGAGTTACTAACATTGAAAGTATTCTATAGGCTAGGAGATTGTCGATAATTCTCATTATAGTTTCCGAAGTACAGATATTATAGTTGGATCCAGATGACCTAAATCTTGTTCTGGTATTCTGTTAAGATACAATAAGAATGGCAATAACATATCACCATAACTATCATCTATTTTAAAAAGTAACATTTTGGTAGCATTATCACCAAATACATTGTAGAGAACAATTATATGATTCAGAATCAATCGTTCTCTCAGTGTATCTTGTTCAACGTACCGCTTGAATAATTTATTTATATAATCGAATCTACATAGGTCTGATTCGAATTCTCTAATGGAAAAGCACTGAGGGTTTTCATAGCAATTCATTGCAAATTGTATAAAATTCTCAGTGCTTAATTTCATCTTATGCTACAGTAAGTTTGACTGCGGGTGATGTTTCACTTACAGCATTAGTAGCCGAAACAATAACACGATATTTGAATCCGTTTAGACCAGTTGTTGCACTGATTGCTAATGTAGCAGTAGTAGCACCAGTATAAACACCAGCATCAGTCACGTTAGCATAAGTGTTGCCATTAGCAACTGTTGATCTTTGCCACTGATAAGACAATGCACCACCACCAGAACTGATTGCAGCAACAACTGCAAATGTAGTAGCAGCGGGAGCTGTTACAGAACGTGCAACTGGTTTAGTTGTTAAAGTAATATCATAAGTTCCCGCAGTGTCGATACCAGCATCATTAGTACGGTCGCCAGCAGCAACTGCAGTAACGGTCATTGGAATCAAGCATTCTGCTTTGTGACGGATTGCTCCAGCCGCATTTTTATACTGTTCATACAACCACCAACCTGGACCAGTAATACCTTTTGCTTTTGTATCTGCATCAGCGGCTTCAGTATTATCAATGAAGATTGCTTTTGCACGTTGTTCTTCGTTTAAATATTTTGGGACGCTAGCATCAGCGTCCGTTTTTCCCCATAAACTCATTGTTATCTCCTTATTGATTGTAGATATATTTATTTAATATATTAAGTTAGTTCTTTAACTGTAAATGCAAACCAAACATCTAATTTAGTGGCATTATCAACCCGTCTAATGCAAAGTGTTAACATATTTGGACTTCCTCCACCATGCATGCTTGCTGGACCTTCATCACCTGAAGTATTCTTTCCAATAATAACTCCACTGTGTCTCATATAGGTTCCATTTCCATTTGGTACAGTAAATGTATTACCTTGGTTACTAGAATAAACATCCTGATACACTCGGTATTGACTATGGATTCCAAATGTAGTCCAAGCTGGTACAGTTGTACCAGCAATATTCAACGGACCTTCATACCACTCATAGATAATAGTAGATTGATTAGCATTATTATTACCAATTTCGTATTCCATAATTTTAATTATATCAGCAGAATTAGCACTACCATTTTGAAAACTAATCAATGGTCTCATAGTATTATCCATAGTCCAGCCACGATTAGTATTCGTAGCATGATTATTAAATGCATACAACTCACCAGCTTCTTCAGAAGTAACAACTGTTATAATATTACCAACATTTGCTGTTACTGTGCCCGATACTGGTATAGGATTTCCAACATCATTTTTAATTTCTTGATTGTTTGTAAAAAGGTAACTCACACTATTCTCCAGCCATTTCTATAAAGTAATTGAATTGCACCATTGTCTAATTGAATAATGAAACCGGTTGGATCATTATCAACAGTTCCTAAAACAGTTATTGGATTAACTGAAGCATTACCGGATTCATCTTTGATTATCAACATTCGACCAGAACTTGGATTGCTAGGTAAAGTAATAGTAGTTGGTCCGTTATAGGTAACACCAACATAATAATCATCAGATGAGATAGTATATGTAGAAGTCGTTACATTGTTGGTAGTATAAACTATATCATGAGGATTAACTTCAGCAAACTCAAATTTCTTTAAGGTTGCATTGTATCTCAGATATCTACCATCATAGATTGAACTTCTTACAATGTCATCAAGATAACGAAGATTCACTTCACCACCACCAGGACCAGCAAGAGAAATCTTACCCATCCATTGCTCTATGAATTTTAACTTATCTCTAATTTGTCTAACATCATTATCAACAGGACCGACTTCTGGTTGTTGATAAGATTGTTCGTTGAATAATTTAGTTAGTTCTGGGGTTAAAACAGATTCTGGTAATTCCTCCATAATAGGTTCTGGTTCAATATAAACTTCTTCAAGCGTATGAAACTTGAATGGATTTGATTCCTTTACCCGTTCTGATATTTCAGTCAATCTATTTTCTTTTTCAGATTGCTCTTGTATCTTTGCCAATTTGGCATCAGACATCAATTTTAGGAAATCACCAAATTCTGCCATTTGATTACCCTTTGTTTAAATGTTTGAAGTATCCAATACGCTTTTCTTGCTTATTGAACCATTCTTCGGAAGGTTTCCCCTCACCTTTATAATATGCGAGAGGTTTACCGGATTTCTTAGAAACAATTGCCCACTTGCCGTCTACTTGTTTCAATACTTCTTCAAGATATTCTTTGAAGGTAATCATTACTTTTCAACCGTAATTGGTGGAACGTATTCTTCTTTTTTATTCTGAGAAGTAAACCATCTGTCAGTATGCTTGTGTTGACCTTTATAATAGGCAAGAACCTTGCCGGTCTTCTTAGAAGTCATGGCAAGTTTCCCGTTGACAAGTTTCATTTCTTCAGTAATGAATTCTTTGAAGGTAATCATATCAATCTTCAAGATCTTCTTTAGTCAATTTATCAACTGCTTTATTAATGCCAGTTCTACGTTTTTTAGCAAGTGCTAAATGTTCTTTTTCTTTGGCAATTGCATCTTTAGAATATTCTCCAGCACTAGCACTGCCTGCAACTTTAGAAGCAAAATTTGATTCTGCACTAGCTTTCTTGACATAAGAACCTAAAGTTTTCTTTGACAATTCATCAAGTTGTTCTAATGATTCTTTAAACTCTTTAAAGTTTTTCATTCCTTTCTTTTTACGAAGCAATGCAAAATCTTGAGCATCTACTTTACCGTTATCATTAGCATCCAATTTCTTATGATTAGGATGAGCAAATTTTTCGTCCATTACATCTTCTTGTACTTTAATGCCACGTTTCTTGAGTTCCGCTGCAACTCTTTGTCTTTGGTCATAACTACGAGTACCTTTAGGTTCTTTTGCATGTAATGCGTGAAGACTTGTCAAGGTATCAGTCTTGACATTACTTAGATCATGAGTTGATTCATCCATTACATCTTCTTTTAAGTGCCCAGCACTGTGTGCTTGCTTATAAATTTTACGTGCGCTTTCATTGCCTGTAATTTTATCTATAGGATATTTCGAGTGATGTTTAGGATCTATCAATCCTTTTATTTCAGATTTTGCTTTACTAATAATTTCTGAAGATTGGACTTTAGGATCCCCATGCGAAACCATTTTAGAGAAAGCCATATCACTTCCTGCCTTTCTATCATCATTGCCCGAAGTGTTGTGTACTTTATCTTTATAACTTTTAAGAGTTGCTGTTGATAACTCATTCATAGTAATATAAGTTTCTTGGATTGATTGTAATGCTTCTAATTCTGATGTGTACATTTAGTTCTCCTTATTTTAAAATTGATTTAAGCATCCACTGATGCTTTTTATGTGCTGTTAAACGGTCTGCTAAGAAATTAGCATAACCTTGTTCATTTACTTCTTGTGATACTTGAAATGCAGATTCCAACGATTCAATCATCAACACATTAGCTTCATATAGATTAACCAACATAGCATTCACATTATCTGGTTTAACCATATCTTCATTGATTGTTTTGTATCTAGTCAATTCAGTCAAACTAATAGGAGCATAAGCATCAAAAGTTCTAATGAATTCAGCTAATGTATCTATAGCACCATAAGTGGCAGCATAGAAATCACCAAAGAAATTGTGGAATTGTGGAAAATAGAAAGATTCTACATTCCAATGATATGAAGCACTTTTAAAGTATAACACAAAGTTGTTAGCAAATACTATTCTTGAGGTTGCAATTAACTTATCCATGTTTTAGTCTCTGTTGATTGGATGAAGACGAGCATTTTCAATTTTTCTAATTTTAGGCACTAACTTCATTGCTGCTTTATCGATTAGTTTCTTTTTCTTAGCTACGATTCTTTCAATACGTTCTTTTTCTTGGACGGTCAATTGACTCAAAGGTTTCCTTGCAAGTTTTGCTTTAAGTGCATTGATTGCGGCATTACGCGCTCGATGATTAATTCTTTGTGGACTAGAACGAGTATGCAAAGCAATCTTCATCTTACGCATACGTTTACCTTGAGACTGTTTGAATCTTATAGCAGCTTTGATGCGTTCCATTCTTGATAATACTTCAGTAAGATATGATTCGTTCATTCCATCAAGGTCTTTAACATGAGCAACATGGTTTCCTTCATCGTCAACTACATGAAGTTCATCGTCGTCATAGGTACTTAGAATATCTTCATCAGACACGGAATTGAGCATATCATCCAATTCGTCATCCGACATTTCAGAATCATCTTCTTCAGAATCTTCATGTAATTTATATTTGATTTTCATTCTGCGTAAAGAGTCTTTATCTCCATTTGGTTCTATAGTACTTCCAACTCTATGAGAACCTTTGCTTTCATCGTCAAAATCACTTTGAGTATTTTTTGAATCATCGGAATCTTGATCTCCTGGACCGCCATTGTCATCTTCGTCACTATCGTTTGGGTGAACTTGGTCTGGATTAGTAACTCTTTTTACTTTTTGTGAGCTTACTAATTTGGATGAATCTTCTTTTACTAATGCCGGCATAAGTTTCTTATCATACATGATTCCTGCTTCAGTGGCAGTATTCAACATATTTTTAAGAATCTTTAATGAATCAGATTTCAGTGGATTCTTTGAAAGTGTTTTGAGTGCCTTATTGATAAGTTCTTCTGGTGATGAAGAATCAGAATCAACACCAAGAGTACCAGCAACAATCTTGGCAATTTTTAGTTTGTCTGAACTTGAGTATGTCATTTCTTGTATTTTTCCTGCTGAATAAGAATCTTGGCTTCCATAATCGGATACTGCTAATTCCATTTTGTGATATGAATTCATTAAGTAATCTTCGTGATGAAGATAGACACCCAATCTTTTAAGAATATCCACGGCTACTTGTTGAGCTCTTTGGAATGTATGGAAATCATCTATAGATAATGAACCCGATACGATGCTTTTTTGAATACCGAATGCTTGGTCAGTTGCCTTAATAGCATTAAGCAATGCTACGGGATCAATGTTCGGTGTTTGAGTTAATTTCGTGTATTCAAAGATTGCTTCTTTACTTATATCAAAATTCTTAGTAGTAAATCCTTTATATGTAACTTGGTTTGTTGTGACATTACCAAAATCTTCTTTTAAAAGATTACTAGTTTCTTCATCAACCATCTTAACTTCTACAAGCCATTTGCGTTGTATATTACCATCAGAATCTGTAACTGTAAGGTAATTGCTACCTCTACTAAGTATTTCCAAATATGTATCATTGGATTCAACTATATCTCCCACATTAAAGATTTCTCCGCGAAAGTATTGCTCACGAATAGTATCTAATTCAGTGGTTTTTTCAAATTCGATATTTGGATTAGAATGCTTTGAATATGGAGAATTATCCAAAGACTCAATGAGATCAACCTTTTTAAAATCTATCTTATTAGTCTTTGGATTAAATAATGATTGGTATGTTTTCATTTGGGTTCCATCTATAACAGTAATAATCTATTTATAAATTTTTAGAACCCAAATAATATTAACAATTCCATTTTTTGAGGGCTAATGCTTTTCTAGTTGGATTTCCGTCTTTATCTTTCATAGGTCCATCAACTCCGCTCATGCGAGCACAAAATGATTTTCTTCGTTTTGCGGCCTTACTTCCAGGTTTCAGTTTTGAAGGTGGAGTAGTAACAGCAGTTTGTAGATGACCGCCGGTTTTTCTATTATAGGCATCAACTCCTTTTTGAGTTAATCCGCCAGTAGAACTTTTATGACCTTTTGCATCAATAGCATATTCTAGTAGTTCTTCATCAGTAAATTCTTCAAAGTTTTCCCAAAAGATTTCAGAATCGATTCCGTGTTCTAATGATAGTTCTTCAATTACTTCTTCAATTAAATCAAACTGTTCTTCTAAACTTTCGGGAATACAATTAGGGACCTTTTTTCCATTTTTCTTTTTCATTCCATATTGTTCATATCCTTTCCAACATGGGTCTTGTTCTGCAATAAAATTTTTATACGTTTTCATTTTGATTCCATTTCGACAATAATAAATTATTTATCAATTTTAGAATACAAATCCTGAGGTATCTTTTTCTTGTTTGTTAGATCTTGCTACAAATGGAGTGTGATTAGAAATTCCAGTTTGAGCTTCTGATTCAACATCAAATATCCTCATTTTATTTCTGTCTATTCCTACCATGAATTTGCTGTAATAACTTGGATCATTATACCGATTCTTTAATTGCTTAATCATTATTTGACCAAGATTTGTTAATTCTTCTGTAGAAATTAATGCTAGCATCAAATCGCATGTCTGAGGAAGACCAATACTTTCAGAAGTATTTGTCAAATCTAAATCTGAACTATTGATACCTTCTCTATTAGATTGAGTAGCACTAACAAGTGGAACATTATACTCTACTGCTAATCCTCGTAATTCTTCAGCAATTGCTTTCACATAAGAATAACTGTTTACGCCTGCTCCGTATTTCATTCGTTGTGAAGAACAAATGTTTAAGTAATCAACAAAGATTATATCTGGAGAGAAACTTTTCTTTGATTTTAATTCTTCAATCAATGCTCTAAAATGGCCGGTATGAGCAGTAGATGTCGGATATTCTTTAATGATTAATGTGCCATGAGACTTCTGTTTAAGCTTATTAACACGAGAAGAGAAAATATTCTGCTCTATAGTCTTTAATTCTGACATTCCTAGGTTTAGAAGATTAGCATCAATACGTTCAGCAATTCTTTCTTCTGCCATTTCCATAGTAATGTATAACACATTCTTACTTTGCATTAGAGCTGCAGCAGCAAAATGGCACATCACCAAAGATTTCCCAACACCAGTTCCCGCAAGTAATATATTGAGAGATTTTCTTGCTAGACCACCATTAGTAATTTTGTTTAGTATATCAATATCAAACGGAATCTTTTCTTCTACTCTTCTATAATATTCAAATCTAGAGTCAGAATCTTCGAAGAAATCATGGCCAACATTAGTATCAAAACAAATACTAAGAGCTTCTGATAATAAGGTTGGAATTGCTTCCTGAGTATATTTTTTATCTTTGCCATCAATGATTTGCATTGAAGAAATGATTGCATTGAATACTGCCCTGTTTTTGCAAAATTTCTCGGTTTCTTCAATAAGCCATTCGTCATTTGTTGGTTGATTCTCTAATGACTTAATTAAGTATTCAACTTCTACTAAAGTTTGGTCATTGACATCCTGACGGTTTGATGCTTGAATTGACAGGATTTCCTGAGTTGGCATCTTATTGAACTGATCAACAAAAGACAGAATTTCTTCAGTTACAATAATTTCAGGTCTTTCTTTAAAATATTCTCTTTTAATAAATGGAAGAACTTTTTGACTATATTCAGCGTTATGAATTAAATTAGATAAAATAGTAGTTTCTATCTTACTCATCAATGCCACCTTTAAAAACAGTAGTTTTGTCTTTAAGAGATTCTTCTAAAATTTGTACTAATATATCACCCAAGCAATTTTTGAAATCTTCCTTATTATCATCAGAGATATATCCTTGATGAAGAGTATATTCAAAATTAAGGATTGGTTCGTTAGGGTCTGGAAATTCTACTTTTCCAAATGAAAAGATAGAGCCTTTGAATTTATCTTCTAGGATTTCTAATGCAACAACTTCTGTTCCAGAAGCATCAAAGTAGTTATATGTTTCGAATTTAGTAGTCATAATATTCTCAAAATGTTATTATATCATAAAAATAGAGAGTGTACACACTGGCATACACTCTCAACACAGTTAAACTAATTCAGAAATTTTTTCCAAATCCTCTAATTCAACCTTTGATAATTCTGATTCAATTACTGAATCAGATAGCATTTCTGATTCTGTCAATTTATAAGATTCTTTTATCCATTGTTGGAAATCCTTTTTTGCTAATATAGGAAGCCAGAATTCTTTATTGATAGTATCTTTTAATCTATATCGTTTATCTTCAAGCTCACCAGTAATTTTATCTACTCTAGAATACCAACCATTATTTGGCTTAATGACATGACCAGATTCTAATGCCATTTCTAATAATCCTGACCATTTAGAAACACCACCTTCAAATAGAACACTAATTGGAATTTTTGATTTTTCTCTTACATATCTTGATTTTTCTACATTGATGATAAAGTTATAACCAATGACTTCTGTTCCTTCTTTTTCTTGTTGTCTTCCAAGAATAAAAATATTATCAGCAGATAAGTAAACACCAGTTCCACCAGAAACTACAGGTTTGCTGTAAAGCTCCTGTGTATTATGAGAAATTATTCCGTTTTTTAATATATAATCGTGTGTAGGAGTTTCAATGTCGTAAACATCTGCCTTACGTGTATTAAATTTTATTGATTTGATTTTCATTTTTACTCCTGCAGTTATCAAAATGCCAACGCTTTCCGCCGACTTCTTTATTACAATATGGGCACATCATTTTAATATGAGACCAAGTTTTACCAAATGTTGGATTTAATGATCCTTTTCTAGAACCGGTTTTTAATGATCTAGCGGCATAGTCAATATTTTTTAATGCTGTTATTCTATTGCTTTCTTGATCTTCAGTAAATTTAGATCTGCCTAGTTTTTGACTGCTTGACTTAAGATCATAATAACCTTGAGCTAACTCATCTAATAAGTCATTATCTTTAGCATATACTTCTAAAGATCTTTTTATAAAATGCCGACT